GCATAAGATATAAAACGTCTTGCGTAGCAAATAGAAGAGTTTATTTAGCAAATGTAAAATACAATGATGGTAATACGACAAGATTGTATAGTGATAGGATGCTAAAATCCAGAGTAAATAAATTTTCACAATTTTCTTCTATTGATTTTGTAGACGTCACAGTAAATGATGGCGATGATATTACTGCATTACAGGAGTATGCAGATAGAATATTGCAGTTTAAAAATAAAAAAATGCACCTTATAAACATTTCAAAAGAGTTTGAGTTCTTAGAAGATACATTTATTGGTAAGGGTTGTGCTGGTCCATATGCTGTTACTAAAACTGATTTTGGTGTAGCATGGGTAAATGAAAATGGTTGTTTTTTATATGATGGTAGAAATGTTATTAACTTGTTAGAAGAACGTAATGGTAAACTTATCAAAGATTCTACGTGGCAAGCATTTGTAAATAGTACAACAACTGTGGGTTATTCTCCAAAAAATAGAGTTATTATTGTTATGGACTCAACAAGTTCTACTGATGATATGTATTTATATCACATACCAACTAGAAGCTGGACG